ATGCTACCAAATTTAGCTTTTATTGCCGTTTGCAAATCACCACTGTCTGCTGCTGCCTTCGTTTTATCCATAGTGTTCCCTGCCGCCCGTTCTGCTCCTTCGCCTCCATCATTAAAAAAACCTTGTACAAAGTTTGATAATTGCATTCCTACCATAGACATTTGGTCATCTTGCCAGGAACAGGTATTACTATCACTGATTCCTGCAGGGATTGGTAGAGTTATTCCTCCAATCCTTTTAGAGCCCTTTACAATTGGATTTTCTCCTTCTAAGATTACAACTCTACTTTTTCCACTTCCAAATCCACCCGAAGTGGTTTGATTTTCTTTTGCTAATGATGGTGAATATTCTAAAATTGAAAATCTAATTACATCTTGTTGTCCTATTGATAAATCTAAAGGATATCTTAAATCCTTTTCATAACTTGTTCTCGTCCCTTCTTTAAATTGATTTTCTTTGTCAAAATCTGCTTGTGAAGCCTTATTAGTATTTCCTCCTTGCCCATCAGTTCCTTGCCCCGTTCCGCTATTAGTCGCAGCACCAGAGCCACTAGCACCAGCAAGTGCTTTTTTATCTTGCTCAGTTGATACGCCTAAAGTGTTTCGTACTTTAGGATCATTAATTTGTTGAGATACTCCCTGTCTCAATTGACTGTTTGAATTTCCAAGTTCTGTTGCCTCTGCAGTTGTAGCATTTTTAGTTGGGGTTACTTTTCCTTTGGGGTCAATATTTGCGATTGGTGTTCTTTGTGTGCCATTTACTCTTTGGACCTCTGTTGTAAACAGTCTATTTCCATTCGCGTCTTTTCCAGCATCTTTTACAACACTTTCTATTGTTGTTTTGGTGCCTCCAATAGTTATCGGCGATTGGTTTGATGTAGCTGTAGACATCAGGACAGAATAGTTTTTATTTATTTAGACGGAATTTTCCATATGGGATAGAAAGCATTTCGTCTAACTCTTCATATTTTACAACATGAAGTTTTCCAGAGACTTCTGCCCAGGTGTATTGTCTACCCTCTCCCCAGTGAAAATTGATTGCTTTAAATCCCCATCCCTCTATGGAAGTACATGCAATTAATGGATGCTGATCATATTCAATTCCTGGTGTTTTTGGATTGTAAACAAAAGTATAAAATTTGCCTGGTTCTGGATATAACACTTCTTCTTTGAGAACATCAAGAATGATAAGCATTAAATCTTCTGGATCAATGGTTCTAGTTTCATCAATTCTTTTTTTAAGCTCTCTCATTCTCGGTGGAATCTTAGTATATTGTCCGAAACCCTCTGCCATCAGCGGATACCTAATTCTTCTTCGGTGACAATCTTAAACTCAATCATTCGATCAGCACAAAACTCTCTTGCTGCTTTCCACTTGGATTGATTGACTTCAAAGGTGATGCACTCGTGAATATATGACTTGGTAACTCTGTTTGTTTTCACAGGTGGTTTGGTTTGTTTTTTTGGTTTGACCTCAATCACATAAGTCTTCACTTGACCTGTGCTTTCCTTAACTTTGATAATGAAGTCTGGGTAATACTTATGAACTCTTTTATCTACAGGAGAGATATATGGAATATAAAACTCCTCACTACCCCACTCTAAAATACTTTCATTCAAATCACACCAGTGACAAAACTTTCTTTCCCAACTACTACGGCAGATGATATTGTTAGGATCACCTTTGTATTTCTTGGGATAGGAGGGTTTGTATTTGCTTTTTATGCTTTCTGCCATTAACCCTACTACATAATATATACCGATCAAAAAATATTTATAAATAATGGCGAACAGACCAAATCCGAGAAATGTCGCTGCGATAAAGAGTGCATTACTGCATCCAGCAACTACATCTCATTTTGAGGTATTCATACCAACACCACCAGTGTTGTCATCTGATTCTTTCAAAGCTCTAAAAGATAATAATGTTACCCTTGATAGGGATAAGTTACACCTTCTTTGCTCTGATGCAATACTTCCAGGATCACAACTCGCAACTCATGATATAACTGGTGATTATCACGGAACCACTCATCGACATGCATATAGAAGACAATATGATGATAGAATTGATTTAACTTTTTATGTGAATGCAACCAGTTATCTTCCAATCAGATATTTTGAAGTTTGGATGAAATATATTGCTGGAGAGCAAGTTGCGAAGGATAAAGGCAAAGATCCCCGCCCTGTAGTTGAGCAAGAACATTATTTTTATAGAATGAATTATCCAAAGAATTATATCTGCAACACAGGTTTTGAAATAAAGAAATTTGAAAAAAGCAGTTATAGTGAAAGTTTTGCTAAAGGAGATAAGGGAGACGTGTTGACATATAAATTTGTAAATGTTTTTCCTATTGCTATTGCATCAATGCCTGTTTCTTATGATTCTTCCTCTCTATTAAAATGCACTGTTTCCTTATCTTATATTCGATATTATCTTGATCCAACTCAACCTCCGGCTCCAACATCTGATGCATCTCAAAATCAAGCTTTAACTCCAGAGCAACAAGCTAATTTTAATTCTACTGCAAATAATTTATCTGGAACTGGAGCACTGTCTACTTCATTACCTCCAGGTAGTCTACCTGGACTTGCTATTGGTGGCAGATCAACCACTGCTGCTCAAGCGTCAGGAAATACTGTCAAGCGGTAATAAATAATCATACTGAAATATTCTATAGGACATTATGCCATTACCTAAGATTTCTACACCAACTTATGAACTTGAGTTGCCATCATCAGAACAATCAATCAAATACAGACCCTTTCTAGTTAAAGAAGAAAAACTTCTAGTAATTGCTTTAGAGAGTGAAGATACAAAGCAAATTACCACTGCTATTAAGTCTGTCATCAAGAATTGTATTCTTACAAAAGACGTTAAGGTTGAAAATTTACCAACCTTTGATATTGAATACCTCTTTTTAAATATTAGAGGTAAATCTGTTGGAGAGAGCGTTGATGTTAATATCATTTGCCCTGATGATAATCAAACTAATGTTTCTGTAAGTATCAATCTTGATGATATTCAAGTTCAAAAAAATGAGGAACACACTAATAAAATTAAACTTGATGATAATATTATGATGGAAATGAAGTATCCATCATTAGAGCAGTTTATCAAAAATAATTTTGACTTTGATAATAAGAACGCGATGGACCAATCATTTGATCTTATTGCTTCTTGTATTGACAAGATTTATACTCAAGATGAAGTTTGGTCTGCTGCAGATGTAACCAAAAAAGAACTCACAGAGTTTTTGGAATCGATGAACTCCTCTCAATTTAAGGATATTGAGAAGTTCTTTGAAACAATGCCTAAACTTTCACACAAACTGACAGTTAAAAATCCAAAAACTGAAGTTGAAAGTGAGGTCGTTCTAGAAGGGTTAGCAAGTTTTTTCGCTTAGCCATGGTCCATATGGACCTAGAAAATTACTTTAAACTTAATTTTGCGTTGATGCAGTACCATAAATATTCTTTATGGGAGATTGAAAATATGATTCCCTGGGAAAGAGATGTGTATGTTGCACTACTACAACAGCATCTTGAGGAGGAACAATTAAAACAACAACAACAAAAATCTAGTCTCTAAAGTAAAATGGAATGGCAACAGTAAATCCTCAGAGTTTGATTGGAAAAACTAAAACAACTCAGGTTTCTGCTCAACCACAGACACAACTGATTGCTGCTCCTGCGGATACTGCTGTTCTTCAAGATATTTCTAAGTCTTTAACAAGAATACTACAACTTCTCACGCAGCAGAATGCACAAGTTACTAATGAGGCAAATCAGGAAAGAAGAAATCAAGAAAACGCTAGAAGGAAGAAAATAGAACTTGGTTTAGAAGGTAGTTTTGCTGCAGTTAAAAATACAGCTCAGGCAGTTGTAGCACCAGTTAAAAATATTTTGGACCAAATTATACAATTTTTTATTACTTTATTCCTGGGTAAAGCGATATTAAACTTAATAAACTGGTTTGCTAAGAAAGAAAATCAAGATAAAGTTCGCTCAATCGCTAGATTTCTTAAAGATTGGTGGCCCTCTCTTGTTGCTGGGTATATACTTTTTGGCACTGGATTTGGTAGAGTTGCCAGAAATCTTGCGGGTATTGGTTTAAGAGCAGTTATCGCTCTTGGTGGCATATCATTAAAAATTGGGGCTGCCATAGCGAAGGCAGTTGGTTTTAAAAAAGCAGGAGCTGCAATGTCGGCTCTTGGTGGTGGAGGTGGATTTAAAGGTATTGCAGCAAGACTATTAACTGGCACTGCTCTTGCTGCTGGTGGAGCATTAATAGCAAAGAACATGATGGGTGGAGGAGAAGAAGTTTCACAAGTATCAGTTCCAGAGCCAGCGACCTTACCAACTGCAGAGGCATTTGGTGGTGGTCTTATTGATTTTAAGGCAATGCTTGCTGCCTCTGGTGGACAAGTTGATTCTAAACTAGGTATCTTTGCACAACTTTTTGGGTCTGGTGGGTTTGCAGAATTTTTGCATAGTATTCCTGGAGTTGTATCTGGACCAAAAGGTATTGATAAAGTTCCCGCAATGCTTACTGATGGTGAATTTGTAATGTCTCGTGGGGCAGTTCAAAAGTTTGGTGTTGACACTTTAGAGGCAATGAATGCCGCAGGTGGAGGAACCAACAGACCCAGAATTGTTCAGAAAAGAATTTATGCTGAAGGTGGTGGACAAATAGGAGATGGTCCTGTTAAAAAAGAAGGGCAGGAAGATCCACCTTTACCTTTAAATGAAAGTGAGGAGAAACAAAGAATATCAAAATACGATGCAGAGTACGGAGAAGGTGCATATTTTAAAAAGTTAGCAGAGGTAGGAGGAAGTCGTGTTCAAGAAGACCCTAATAAACAACAAAGAATAGATTACACAAGTATTAATGGAATTAAAATTCCTGGACTTAAAGTTGATCCAAAAGCATTACAGTCATCTGTTCAGGGTATTCCTAATTTCATTACTTCAACATCTAAAAGTATTCCTAATTCAATCGTTTCAGCAGTAAGAACATTAAAAACACCACAATCATCTAATGGATTTACGCCAGAACAACAAAAAAGAATAGCAGAGGAGGAGGCAAAAGCACGAGCAAGTAAGCAGAAAAGAGATACAGAAGCTGAAGCAAATAGAAAAGCAAGGGAGGAATATGACAAAATAATCAGCAACCCAAATGATCCAAGATATGATGATGCCTGGTCTGGAAAACTAACGATGGATAGTTTGAAACCTGCGGCAACTGCCACACCAGTAGCAGGGATAGGATATACTCCATATCAATCTAGATTTGCAGGTGCTCGTGATGCTGCTTTTGAAAGAGCGAAAGGAATAGGTGAATCAAAACCTGGATTGTTTCAACCAGGAGGACTATTTGGTGGTCCAAGAATG